AACATTCCTAAGTTTTTCATACCAGCATAACCTAAGCCTGCACCGATACCCATACCTAGTAAGTTTTGCATTGGACTTGCTGTCGGTTGGTCTGTCATTCTAGTTCCACCAGGGTAACCACCCATCAATCCTGTTAACTGTTCACCGAAGAAACCATATCTTTGGTATGGTTCATACAATGCCATCTTCTGTTGAGCTGCTCCAGTATCTTGAAGAGCTTGTCTATACGCTTGTTCGCCTTGACCTAGTTGAGAAATATTTTGTACATTCTGTGATGCTAACATTGGTTGCATTTGAGCTAATCCTGTTAGGTTTCCATAGTCTTGTTGTCTTGCCATCTGTGCTTGCCCATATGACTGTCCCATTTGTTGAGCAACCATCTGTCCAACCATTCTATTATATTCAGTATCTGCTACCGATTGTTGAACTCCTTGTCTTGCTCCACCAAACGCGCCAGCTCCTACAGCTTGAGCATTTCTTTGAATATCTTGTTGTGCTTTAACATCCGCCATCTGATCTTTCATTGCTTGAATAACATTAGTCGTGTAAGGACTCATGTAAGAAGCAACTGATCCTGCTCCTGTACCTGCTCCTGGTCCTAACAATCCTGTTGCTGCTGATAAATATGGTTGATAGCCAGCGATTCCTGTACCTTGACCTACCCCTGTAACTGCTCCAGTTGTAGGGTCAAAAGTTAATTGACCTAAACCTGCTTGACTGGCTGCAGCTTGTTGAGCTGCTTGTCCTACTGCACCAACTCCTGCTACAGTTGGTTGAAATTTTGTTGTATCGATTGGCTTCGCAGCTAATCTTGTAATACCTTCACCGAAGGTTTTACCCATCGTTTCAATAAACGGTGCTGGTAAATTAGTTTGTGTTATTGTTTCTGTTGCCATTAGCTTAATGCTCTCCCTATAGGTTCATACTTGTGCATCATATCGTACATTCTTTTTGCACCTAGATCTCTGTCTCCACCACCGATACCTTTAACAGCATCAGAAGTAACCACGAATTCTCCTTGAGCTAATAGCGCTCTAACATCATCGTGTTTTTCTGCTTTACCATGTGGTTGATACCCACCTGTGTTTCTAAAATCTAATTGGGGTCCATCTTTAGATGGAATAACTGGTTGCTCTGATCCCATAGCGTATCTAGTTCTCATTAAACCACCACCTGCTTTTGGAATTACTACTTCCTGTTCTTCATCTGAATACATTTCTGCTAACATACCAGGATGATTTTCTCTTAAATATTCTACTCCTGCTTCACCTGAGACATCAATATATTCTTGGTCAGGATTAGGATAACCATAACCGTCAGCTGCCAGAATTCTTCCGCTTTGATCCTCTCCTTTTTGACTTAATTTCATCTCTAGCTGAATATCAATTGTCTCTTTTTGCTCTGGAGTTAAATCCTCATAATCCTTACCAAACATGTCGTTAGAAAAATTCTGTCTAGTAGATTCCCATATCCATTCCTTCAAATCAAACTCGGCCATTCTTTTATCAGGTAATACTGGTCCTGTTGGTTTAGGTGCAACTGGATTAATAGGTTTAGTTGGATCTTCTGGTAATTCGTTTCCATTTCCTCCACTATACAAACCAACTCTTCCACCTTGACTAAATACATCACTACCTGCTGGAACTATAACGACAGATTCGTCTTCTACTGGAACTGTGAATACTGGAAATTCAGGTTTACGTGAAGGATTCATTGGACCTCCTATTTGTTCTTCGTTTGCCGAAAAATCGAAATCACTAAAATCTGGTTCAGGCAAAGATTTATATTGGTGCTCAAAAAACTGATCACGACTACCATCATCCCACGTTCTTTCTGGTCCAGCCGAAGGTGACCACTCGTATTCATCTTTTAATTGTTGTAACCTATCGGCGGTATAGTTTTCATTCAACATCTTTTTAACCACTAAGTCTTCAGGGTGTCTATATCCTTTTGCTTCTCTATCAAAAACTCTATCGGATCTTATGCCTCCTTCTTTTGCAGCTTCTACCTCAGCTTCAAAGTTTCTTAATCTTTTGGCAGCCATCTCTTTTTTTCCTTCAGGCGTTTTAGAATATTCTATAAATTCCAAATCTTTTACAGCGCGATTGTAGTCTTCGTCTGATTCAAACATTTCTCGTGAAGGTCTTTCACCAGCATTAATTATATCTAATACTTTCAATCTAATTTCAAAATCACTAAGCTTTTTAGGTTTTCTTGTAAGCCATTTACTTCCATTTGATAATCCAATTCTTCCACCATGAGCTGCTTCAACTACTTCTTCTTCTACTTCAGATTCTTCTACAACTTCTGGTCTTCCTACTGCTTGATCTTTACTTTGAATAGAGATTGCCATCTCTACTAATTCCTCTTTAGTTCTACCTCTTAATTGTTCCATAGGTATTCCCATAGAAGCTAACATTCTAATTAGCTTTAATAATTCTCCGTCGTCTTCTTTTTTAGCCATCTTTGCTGCAGCTTGTGTGCCACTGATCCCTTGGCCTTGGCCCGGGGTTCCTGGTCTTTGGCCCATCATCATAGGATTTCCTCTTCCCATCATCATAGGATTTCCTCTTCCCATCATAGGATTACCACGCATCTGTGCTTGTGCCATTAAATTCTGTTGGTTAAAAGGGTTCATGCCCGGCGAGCCCATGGCTCCCAGACCTTGAGTCATCATTGGATTCATAGTGTTATTCATACCACCCATTCCGCCTGCATACAAGCCAATTCTTCCACCCTTACTAAGAACTGCTTTGTATTGTGTAGCGTCTCCAAACAATGGAGCAGTATTATTAGGATCCCAATCTGCCCATTCTGAAAATCCATAGTAGTCTGCTGTTGTATCAGTAGGGGCGCCACCTCCACCTCCACCTCCACCACCTCGCATTGCTGCTAGGTAAGCTTCATAACTAGGGTAACCTAATCGTTGCCATTCTTCTGGTGGTCCATCGCCTCCTTCAGGTTGAGGAGGTCCTTTTAAATAATCTGTATAACCTTCCCCTAAAATTTCTTTAGCTTGGGGCTCGTATAACTCATCTCCATAAGATGCAAACGTAGTTTTTTGATGGGGACTTCCAAACTCATCTATTGTTACATTATTTGGATTATAATCTACATAACCTAGCTTGGCTAAATCTGACATTGTTTCAACGTATGTTTCTGGATCATTTGTTTTAGCCCAGTTAAGATAATTTTCTCTTTGCATTTGATTATTCCAGTCTGCAAATTTTGAATTACTAATTTTATCTCCTACCCAACTTAATGCTGTTATAAGGGGACTATAAACAGGAGTATGAACTTTATTGTCTCTTGTTATTCTTGGTTTTTTAGGAGGTACAACGCTTATTGGTACATGCTCTCCATGAGGAATATGAACAGGGGTTTTTTTAACAGGACCCTCTGGATGATGATCTCCTTTTGTTGGTCCGGGATAAGTTTTTGGAGAAGAGTATCCGGGTTTGTTTCCAGCTATAGATGTCTCTTCGTGTGGATTGACCCCACCGTATTTTAATCCAACTCTTCCACCTTGAGCTAGACTTACGATTCCACCATTATTAAACATAGCTTGACGAGCTTTTGCATAAGCTGTTGCTTCGTCATCTCCTTGTTCCATGTACCAAGAAGCCCATTCATCTACAAAATTTTTTCTTGCCTTTAGATAACCTTCATGACCGGAAGTATCTATTTTAGTTTCAGTTTCATCTATAACTTCATCACCAATAGCATCAGCTCCCATAGTAAGTCCACCTACTGTAGCGGCTTGTTTCCACATAGGCCATTTTTTAAAAGCTCCATAAGCTTTTCCCCAATTACCCATACCAGCTGACTGACCAAACATTGTAGGTCCAAAATGTCCAATGCCCAACATTAAAGCAGCTTTACCTATTGGACTTTTTAATACTTTTCTAAATGGTTTAGTAATTTTGGATAACAATCCCATAATAATTCCTTATAATTTAATGATAGCAGGTTGAAGGGTAGTCCTGAAAACCCTAATCTATATGATATTACTTAATTTTTCTGCCTTCGTCAATGAATCTTCCACGATAAGCAAAGTCTCCATGATGGGTAATATAGGCGTCAACATTGGCATAAATCTTACCACCAATAGCTGTCCATCTGTCACAGAAAGCGTAATCTTCGCCTACAAAATCTCCTGTTTTTTCATCAAAAGAAGTGTCAAAGAAATTCCACATTTCTTCTGTTCCTCCCATGATTCCATTAACCAAATGTTTTTGTTTAATAAGTAAATTAGGGTAAGCTTTAATCATCTTTTCAAATACTTCTCTTTTAATAAGCATACAGCCAGCTGGTCCTTTTTTAATCTCCACTAAACCATCTACACTTTCAATGTTATTTTTGTCAGGGAATTCCATGCAATAATAGTAAGGACATTCTTCAATAGGTCTACCGCTTTTGGCTGCCATATCTCGAGCCTTATCCCAGTTCACAGCTTTCATAGGGTAAGGAGTAAGTACAATATCTTTGTCGGCTTTCATCATCATTAAAATAGAAGTAGCATCAAATTCAATATCTGAATCAATAAATAACATATGAGAACATCTAGATTGTAAGAAAGATTGAACACACATATTTCTCCCAGTAATAATAATGGAAGATCGAACCATATGAAATTGAGGTATAATATTAACTCCTTCAGATAAACAAAGACTTTGAAGTTCTAATAAAGATTTAACACAGCTTAATTTTATCTCTCCCATGTTAGGGGTAGCAACAAACAAATGTTTATCTAAGTATCTTGGAATATGAGTATCAACTAATTGGGTTCCATCTACTTGATTCTGCTCATACAACCTGGTTTCAGGTTGAAATTTATCATCGGTTAAAAAACTATCACTGGCTTTAATCTTCATGAGGAATTCCTTTTTTCATTAAAGCATTATTTAAAAAAGCAATCCATTCTTTAATCCTTTGATCCCAATCATAAAAGTGTAGGAAGTGTTGTCGTTGATTAGTTAATCTATTTTGTATATCTTTTTGAGGTAAAATTCTTTTTAAGTATTTAATATGTTGAGAATAATCTACAGCTAGTTGGTTAGGTACATTATTATAATTTACATAGAATCCATAGTCGCTACATGTTTCATATAGTGCTCCAAAATTTGTAACTAATGCAGCACATCCTGCAGCCATTGCTTCTATAGCTGAGTTACATGACGTCTCTTCCCAAATAGAAGGGTAAGCAAAGATGTGACTCTCTTGTAAAGCCTGTAATACTTCTTCATGAGGAGCGTAACCTTTAAAGTTAACGTTCTTCATAGATTTAGCGTGCTCATATATAGGTTCATAATACTTATCATTAACTTCTTTAAACTCATCTCCATATATTTGAGTAGAGCTATACACATCTAATGTAATATCTTCATCTTCAAGGAAATGCATAGAGGCTAACAATACATTTAAACCTCTCCAAGGAGTAATGTGATGAATTAATTTTAAGGTTTCACCTTGTTGGTAGAATTTTTTAGGTTGCCACTTGAATTTTGGTAAGGCGTTTTTAATAACAAAACAACGAGAAGTAGGAATATCAAAATGCATCCTATACTTTTCATAACTCCAATGAGAATTAAAAACATAGAAATCATATTTAGGGTGGTTCTTCTTATTGAGAAACCACGGTCTAACGTTGGGTTGATCATAAGAATTTTTTAACCATAAAATATTTAATCGACTAGGATCAATAGGATGTTTTTCGGGAACGGAAGTAGTAATAGAAATCTTCTCCCAATAATGTTTAGGAAGTCTCTTTCTAAGTTCTTCCAACTGTATTTCTGTTCCACCTTTAGCTTTCATTTGGGTTCTTTACTGTACCGCCAACTAAATCAATGTGCGGTGCAATAATAGTTACATCTCTCCTTATATGCTCTCTCTTTGTATCAGTAGCTGGATTATCTACATCATCATCAGCTTCTTTGTCTGAATTATATTCTTTATTTGTTTGAGTATTCCATAATTTAACAATAGTTTTTCCTCTATACTTAGGAACTTTTTCACCATTGATCATAGCGTACCCTAAAAATTCACCTTTTTCTTCAAAGCTCATTATGTTCTATCCTGTTCTAACACACTAACAAAAACGTTAGCAGATGTTACGGTTGTTGAAAATTTTAAAGAATCTGATTCTTCAAGGACTAATATACTACTTTCGTCAGCACTTAGAAACTCTTTTTTTGTAGCAGATGCTACGGATGTTTCACCTTTATATACAAAATCAGCACTAGCACTGTTATCACGCACACTTAAAACCCAATTAGTGGAAGCACTAGGATGAGTATTATAAACTGACACGGATTTTACTAAAGCTACGTTAGCAGTTGGACAAGTATATACAGTAGAGACACTTGTAGTTGCTACTCCAGTAATATTAATTTTATATTTATTAGCCATTTCTTCTTTTCTTTTTTATACCTTAATTTGTAAACAAAGTAAAGGCTTCCATCTCATCCTTTAATTGTTGTTGATACGTAGTGTTTAATTTTTGTACAATATTTTGCACGTTATTTGAAAGTCCTTGAACATTAATTTGTTCAAACTTAGGTCCCAAAATATCTGTTATAACTTCAACTATCTTTGCCATTATCTTCTGCCTCCTGCATTAATGTCTAATCTAAATGTACCCATTCTCCAACTCTCCCCTGTTCCTACGTTTCCTACTTTTAATGCAATTTGTCTTGCACGTTTTCTAGTCCAAATTTGAGTGGTACTGGTAGTGGCTGCGTAAGAAGTAGAAACTGCAGCGGCATTAGGAAATGTTTTAGAATTTAAATAAACTTTAGCGTCTCCAGTTTGTTGACCAAAGTCAGGAATAATTCTACTAACTCTCATTATATATTCTCCTTGACCTTGAATACCTTCTTGTCTGCTGATGTCATAGTCTCCGGATTCTACATAGCCTTGAATAGCTGTAGTAGTTCCATTGGCTTTAACTTGATCTGTTCCTATATTATGTTGCCAAAAATAACTGGCTCCATTAGTAACTCCTCCTACACTTGGGTAAGTAGGTGCTTCTCCTGTTTCATATTCTGTTGCATAAGGATTAGAATAAATTCCTTGTTGGACCCATGTAGTTCTATCTAAAGAAGATGTGTACCAAATAGGTCTATCAGGAGTAGATTCTAAATAGTTATAAGTGACTGATCTATCTACATAACTAGATCCACTACTACAATAAAACCAAGTTACCTCTCCAAATATATTATCTACAGCTGCATGAATTTGTTGGTTGGCACTAGCATTAATATCTTCAAAGACATAATCTTCTACTAAACATAACATACTTTCGACACGACCTCCTGCGAATCTAAAGAAACCATTAGGTCCCATCCAATATGCTATACCATCAATCTCAACGGCAGCATGTTGACTAGAAATTCCACAGTTAGTACCTACCTGGTCAAATCCAAAAGTAAATGGAGGACCAATAAATCTCATAGTATACATAGCTGTATCTGACCAGATATATAAAGCTGTTCTTCCAGTAGTACATGCCATTAATTTAGAACCATCAGGTAATGTTTGACTACCTGCTGTATTAGTTGCTGTTGGAGTGTAAGTATTAATATCTTCTTGATCAGAAAATCTTACAAACATTTCATTTACTGAAGTTGCAGTTCCAATTGTTTCTTCTGTTCCAATAAATACTAAGTGCCTATCCGGAGTAGATACCATCATATCTCTAGAAGCTGTAGGCGCTCCTGATACAACTGTAGCTCTCACAGACAGATTAGCGAATGAAGGATTCCATTCAAATACTTTTTTATTATGAACTAATGCTAAAAGTTTTTCTCCATAGTTAGTTAATCTCCATTGACCTGGTTCAATAACTACGTGAGAAGAAGAACTTGCGCTACCCCAACCTACATAACTTGTGGCATCATAAACTGTAGATCCTGCCCCATGCGCCGATCGTGTACTTCCACTGGCTGCTCTAGTAATTCCTGTAATAGTATTACTCCCTGTATTATTACCGGTATAACTAATAAGTTCACTTCCTATTTGAATAGTCCCTGAAGTAGGAAAAGCAGATGTCGAAGTTAAAGTAATTTGAGTTGAAGGAGAACCTCCTGTTCCATAAGCATCGTCTGCTAAAGTTCCAACCAATGTTGTAAGAGTTGGAGGAACAACTCTACCACCAAATGTGTTAGTACCCCAGCCATAACCATAACCTTGTGTAATTGGACCAATAACATAATAAAAATTTACATCTACACTTCCACCACTAGCGGCTGAACCTGAGCTAGCTGATGTAATAGTAAAAGTAGTAGGAGAAGGAGTGGTAATAATTTCAAATAATTTATTATTAAAATCTGCATCTGTAAGACCTGTACCACCAGGTAAAGTTACTCCATCTAATAATACAATATCCCCTACCTCTGCTCCGTGGGCCGTGGACGTTGTAATTGTGACCGAGGTTGTACCATTAAAGGTCCATGTAGCACTACTCTGTTTACGTGTAGCATCTAAAGGGGTAATGTCATAGAAAGCACCTTCAAAATAGATATAAAGCATTTTGTTAGTACCAATAGCTGCGTACCTATTACCATCATTATCTACCCAAACGTGTTGATCTCTACCAGCGCCTACTAAAAGATCACTTCCTAACTGAGACCATCCACCTATTTTTTCAGGATAACCATATCTAAACCGAGCATAGTCGGCGTTGACCCATTTTCCTTCGGCTCCAGTATCTGATGATTGTTTATCTAAGCCTGGCTGTAATGTAATTTTATGAAGCATATAACTCTCCAAGAGTAAAATATACTACATTTAACCTATAATCAATTAGATTTAAAGCCTTTATACCAAGCCGGAAGACCTAAAAACGGACGTTTATCAAACTCATTTTCTTTAGCTAGCTTAGAACCTTTTTTATTGTAATGTAAAAATACTTGACCACAATTTTTACCAGTAAATTCTTCTCTCCAATGTTCAAGATCACATCCTGAATAGATAAGCATATCACCTGGTTTTAAATCTACTTTAATACCTGCTTGACCTGTTCTTCCAGAAGGTTCTAAATAAATAGGCCAATCATCTCCTCCTAAATTTAAGGTAGTAGAAATTTCACACGAATATCTATCTTTATGTCTAGCTAACACATCACCTTTTTTATATATTCTTGCATAGGAATATGTAGGACTTAATTTAAGCGCGGTATGTTTTTCCATAACGGGTTGAACTTTTTGTAATAAGGTTTCCATTACTGTATCTGCATATATAGAGTAAGTGTTAGGGACTTGGTCATCATTCCATACACCCCAGTACTCAGTAAAAGGGGATATATATTTTTGATCAAATAAAAATCTAGCCACCTTTCTTTTATTTAAGAAATAAGCAAACGCAAAATCTGCTACCTCTCTACTAATGGCTCCTTTTAATACTGTATATTTATTTTTTTTGAATGACATTTAATACTCCTTTCGGTATAGCTTGACAGTTCCAATGTATGAATCTGAAGGGTTCATATCCCATATCTACCACATATTGATGAGGCATGTAAGAGGGAAAGAAGATCATTCTTCCTGGTTTAACTTGATAATTAATTTGTGATGATGCATAAGTTACTTTTGATTTATCTTTTTCTGGTAAAAGATTCATAACATTTCCTGGTCTTGGATCTTCAAATAAAGGTCTAGATGTTTTTTCACTGCATTTTAAAAAATAAAAACCAGAGATATGACCATTCCAATGAGTGTGTAAAGTATGATGTCCACCTCCTTTTTTAGCAAATTCTTGTACCCATAACTCTGTAGTAAAGACTTGATAGGCTGTAAGATCAAAACCCATTTCTACCAATAGATTATGAGCCGTTGCACCTATGTAATTTTGTAATTTTAAAAAACTAGGGTCTCCAATTAAACTAGTTGAATGAAACACATGACCCATATCTCCTTTATCTCCAAATTTTTTATTTCTTTTATCAATATCTTTTTTTAAATTATCTTTAGAAATTTTAATATAAGGATCAGATGCTTTATTTAAATCATCTACAAATGCAGGTTCATCAGCAAACCATATAGGACATCTAAATAAATCTTCTCGAGTTAATTGTTGTGGAAAAGTTATTTTATTTTTTTCTTTTCTTCTTTTTTGTTTTAATTTTTTATTCTTCATTTATAAGGCCATCCTAAATTCCAGATTACTAAACTATGTCTTGATCCTTTTTTAACTGGACATACTCTATGCCACACAAATCCTGGAAATACTACTAAGGATCCTTTAGGAAGTATCTCTTTACATTTTCTAATGTTAGGTTTTTTATCTGGATCTAAATTTCTAAAATCAAATTCTAATTCTCCACCCTTATATTCTTTTGGATCTGATAGTGTTACGGTAACAGATAGTTTTCTTATTTTACCCTGTGATGGATCACCAGCTTGTCTTTGGTAGGGTTGGTCCCAACCATCACAATGCCAATCATAGTATTGTCCTTTATTATACTTAGTAAATTGACATGCTTCTGAAAAATCCCATTGAAAATTCCACCCTGCAGCTTGATTAGCTTGATGAACATAAGGTTGAATTTCTTTATAAATCCATCTATCACTCATCCATACTATGTTCGAGTCTCTTTTCTTTTTTAAATCTTTAATTTGAGATTGATTTAATTTTTTAGCATTACCATATCCGCCCGTAACTGCCATTTGATCTTGTAATTGTTTTCCATAACGAACAATATCATCACAAATCCTATGAGGGATCACTGATTGAAAATACCAATAATAATTTGTAAGGTTCATATGTCTTTATACATATGTTTTATCTTAAATTAAATAGAAAGTAAAGATGTATTAAAAAGTTACTGTGTTTGTACCTGAGACAGTAAAGGTTGCAAGTTTAGCTCCATCTGGCGCACATGTTACTGTATTAGTACCGGGCGAAACTGTCACACTTGCTCCTGACGGGAATCTTAATATTACAATACCTGATCCACCAGCACCACCAGCTACACCCGTACCATTATTAGGTCCACCACCGCCACCACCAGTATTAACTGTTCCTGCAGCACCCGCTCTAGCTGGTTCAGGTCCTGTTGCAGGTCCACCTGTATTTCCACCACCACCTAATCCTCCACCATTAGAAGAAGCAGGAGCTGCGGGAGTGTTTCCACCTCCAGCTCCACCACCTCCGAAATAATAATAAGAACCACAATTTTGACCTTTAACACCCATAGCATTTGGAAATCCACCTCCGGCTCCTCCAGGAGAAGTAGTTCCTGTAACAGCATTAGTTCCAGCAGCCATAAAACCTCCACCACCTCCACCGCCACCATCTGGTCCACTTCCTGGTCTATTACCACCAGCACTACCTTGGGCTGGATTAGTAGTAGGTGTAGCAGCTCCACCTGGTTTATTTAATGCACCTCCGGATCCTCCACCACCTGATCCTCCAGAGTTTCCTGGGTTAGCACCTCCATGACCACCATCTCCACCACCTGTTGATGTAATATCTTCAAAAGTTGAATCACTTCCTCTTGATGTTCCTGGATTAGGTGCAGGATGTGATTTAGCAGCTGAACCAGCGCCAACCACTACATTGTAAGTTCCTGAATACACCGTCATTGAAGAAACACCAGCTGTTCTTGGGGCTGCAGGGCCAGCTCCTATTGTATAAGTTCCTGAAGAAGATCGTACACCTCCACCTCCACCACCACCAGCTGAGTTACCGGTAGGGGTTCCTCCGGCTCCACCTCCAGCTACTACTAAATAATCTACAGTAAATGATTTTTCAGGCCATGTTCCTGCTGTTTTCGCTTCAAACTGTGATTGCATTGACCACATACCACTTGCTTTATTTAATTCTTTTACGATTACTATTCCTGAACCACCTGCTCCACCTGAAGTAGACACTTGGCCACCGCCACCACCTCCACCACCTGTGTTAACAGTTCCAGCTGCACCATTACTGCCTGGTCCTCTTCCGCCAGCTCCACCACCACCAGTTCCTCCTGCTCTTGGTCCACTATCTGGAGGAGTTCCGGGGCCATCACCACCTCCACCTCCACCACCATAAACTCCTGAGTTTGGTATTCCTGGAAAATCTGGACTAAAATCTGTTCCTGCTCCACCTATTGTGTTTGTTGATGCTGCACTAGATCCACCACCACCTGATCCTAAATAATTTGGTCCGCATATTGGAGTTTGTGCTGCTCCTGGATATCCTTCTACAGGATCATATCCTCCAGCATTTCCTGTTCCTGCTGGAAAAGAAACTGCAATTCTTCTTCCACCACCTGATCCTCCAGGTTGTCCTGCTCCCGCATCACTTGGTCCTCCTGGATTAGTTCCATCTCCTCCACCTCCACCACCACCAGTTGATGTGTAGGTTGTGCAACCAATAACTATACTTGAATTTTCACCTTGTCTACCGGGTGCGGTTGGTGCTCCTGGAGTTCCCGCTGCACCGCCACCTCCAATAGTGACTGCACCTAAAGCTGTAGCTCCACAAACAGAAATTGAATTAATTCTTCTTGTTCCACCAGCTCCACCGCCACCACCACCGTCATTTCCACCTCCACCAGCTCCAGCAACTATAATTGTATCTATTAATCCTGTTCCAGGTTGTGTTGTGACTGCGCTTGGTGAGCTTGCTGTTAAAGTTGTAACTTTATCTTTTCCAAACGAACTTTTATTCGTTTTTCCTATTATACCGCCGTTTGCTGATCCTGAAGGACTAGCCATATGAGTCTCCTTATGCGGATACCCAAGCTAGCGCTGATGCATCCCAATTAAAATTTGCTGGTTCTGTGTCGTATGATTCTGTTGA